TCCCGCAGCTCCGGCGCCACATGCTTATACCGCCGCTGCTGCGCCTCCGTCAGTTCGTTGCCTTGGCTGTCCACTTCCAAGGAATGCCGGGTGTCATTTTTGCCGTTCTGTGCATTTTTTTGCCCATTCTGCATAGAATGAGTATTGACACCGGACGGCTTGTTTGCTACAATGGTGTTAATGAACCCATAACTGGAACTGGGTAACGGCAATTGGAGCCTATTAACCGACAGCCAGTTTTGGGTTCGTTTTTTATTTGGCTCCACATACAAAATCTTACTGTTGTCTATCAGCCCTTGTGCATTGGTGTCCTTTCCATAAGCGCTGGCCACTTTCAGAATATTTATTGAATTTCCGCCCCGGTCAGTCGGGTTCAAAAGCAGTACAGCGAGCACCGGTTCATTCTTTTGGTCATAGACTTCACCGAACAAGGTCAAACGACCTTCCTTGGTTTTAGACTCCATCACCAAAATGGGATTTTCCAAAATATTCGGTACTTGTTTAAGCGCCGTGTCTGTCATAGCCGGGTGATCGACTTTGATTTTCTTGATCTTAGAAGCGTCCCACCAAATCTTGCGGTTATCAACGCCCAACTGTTGCAGCACCTTGGAAGTTGTGCCTACACGGAACGAAAAACCGGAGGTCTTCTTATCCCACTGGTCGTATTTCTTTTCAAACTCCGGATTGATACTAAAGCGCACATCTGCACCGGTTTTTTCTCCGGTGCTGTTTTTTTGCGCCGTGTCACCATCCAGCATTCTTTGTCGGTTGTCAATAGCATTGTCCAGTGCGTTAAAGAAGTCGTCCAGCACCGGCACCTGCTGCGCCGCCTTTTGACCGGCTCGTGCAGCGGTATTCAGTGTACCCTGTCCCTCAATCACGCTGCGCACAGCGTCCAGCAGCTTTGTAAAGAAGTCCTTGATCTTTTCGATAACGGACTTCTTTTCTTTTTGGGTCAGGTCTGTATTTTCCGCCAGCCACTTGGCGAACTTCTCGCCGCCCTCCTGCGTGCTGGCTTCACCACTGATGAAGTCAAAGATCATCTCGCTGACGGCATCTTCAATAGAATACTGCTTGCCGTTCTCGCTGTACCCATCTACATACTTCTGCAGCAGGTCAATCTTGTCATCGTGCGCATAATCGCCGGTTGCCAGCATATACTCCACGATGGGCCGGCAGGCGTCCAGCATTTCCGCCGTGTTGTAGGCGTGGGTGTACTCGCCCAGCTCGTGCATAAGCGTGGCGTAGATATGCCCACTGTCCGGGTTCAGCACCACCTTGCCATTGGCAGGATCAATATAGCCGTTATCGTTGCTTTCCAGGCTGCCGTCCAGCACAATGTCCAGCTTGGTCTTTGCCGCCACACGATCCAGGACTTCCTTTTCCTGCGGGGTAACCGTAGCTTCTCCGGTCAGCGTTACAACGCCGCCCTGGTTCTTATTTGCTTGGGTAACGGCGGTCTTGGTGGTGCCGATCTCCTTAGACTGCTCCTGACCGCTCAGGAACAACTCATTGGCAGCACCACGGTCCATAATCCCCATTTCAATCGGTGCAGACAGTGTATTGGCTGCCTGGTCAAATGTAATCTTGCCTGACGCACCGGCGTTGTAAAAGCTCTCCGCCGCGTGCAGATAGGAATAAGGGTTGACCTTGCTGTCGTAATTTTTCACCAGTGCATAAGCGCCCAGGGAGCCAAACTTGGCAGCGCTCTTGTAAACCGCCTTGGTGTTGGGGTTGTTGAACTGCAAATAATCCGTAGTGGTCTTTGTGCCGTCTTGCAGCTCAACCACGGTATGGCCGTCCTGCACCTTAAGAACGCCTTTCACCTGGCTCTCCGGCACAGGCTCTGCCCGCTGCAAATCCACCGGCGTGGCAGCTTCAGTGACCAGCGCATTATAACTCGTGTCCGCAGAGCCGTGCTCAGTCTCTCTCTGTTCGGCAGGTTCTTGTTCTAAGCGTTCCTGCTCCAACTGGGCAATTTTAGCCTCAGTGATACCACCATAGGTGTCCTTGAACTCATTATAACTCTTGGGCTGATCATTTACAAGAAGCTCATTCAGATAAGCGCCACTTGCACCGCCCCGCAGCATTTCATAGGCCATACTGCGGGTAGTAGATTGCGCCCAGTAAGTGCTATTGTCCTGCAGCTCGGCGTACAGGGCCTTTGTGGTCTTGTCCCCTTTAATCTTCCCTTCGCCGTCAAAATAGCTGCTCACAAAACGACTGGTGGCCTTGTCCACATTCTTAACGCCGCTGTCTTGCAGCCGTTGGCGCACAGCGTCCTCCAACACGGTCTTTTGAGCCTGCGTAGTCGCAGCGTCATCGCTGGTCTGCATTTCCATAGCCAGCTTGCCCAGCTGCCGCTTGGATATAGTTTTTCCGCTATCCTCTGCATCAGCCAGCTCGGCGGCAATGCGATACAGCTTAGAATTCTTATCTGCTGTCAGCCCGGCGTCAATCAACTCTCCAGCATTCCCGCTGCGGCGCAAATTCTTGCCATAAATATCCTGCTGCAAATGCCGTTCTCCGGACATGATTGCTTCGTTTGCGCCGCTCATCGCCATACCGGACAGGCCACCGGCTAAGAAAGCTGATAAATCTTCTTGACCGGCCATAGACACGACTTTGGCAAGCGCCTGGGAATTGCTCAATCCCTGGGCACGGCATTCATCAAAAGCAGCCATCATTTTGCTTTGGTTGCCGTTTGCCAGTGTATCGACAATGCGATCAAGGATATTACTGGCTACTTCTTCCGAACCCTCTGCCGCAAAACTCTTTGCAAGGCGTGCAAACACATTGCCACCGGCACCGAGGATCGCACCTAAGCCGAGTTTTTCTGAGATATATTCAACCGCGCCATACAGTGCACCTACGCCCAGCGCACGATCGTCAGAAAAGCCCTGCTCTTTCATATCTGTAACTGTCTGCGTTGCCATTTGTGAAGCCATAATCAAGGAAGATGCGTTCGCGGCAATCTTTTTAGCGCTATTTAGCACCTTACTTGAACTGCCCTTGACTGGGAGTTTAATTCCAAGTCCCTGACCTACAGCCATAGAAGCGACAGAGTCTGCCATGGACATACCGGTATCATAAATCCATGTGCCGATATTTCCCTGACTTGTATTCTTATCTTTCCAAAAATCCTGCTTTGCAATGGCTTCACCGGTTGTCTTTCGTGTATCAGAAGACATCTTGCCGGCAAGGTTAGCCAGGTCGTATGTATCGCCTACGCTGCCACCAACGGCTTTGGCGGCAGCGTCCACAATATATCCGGGTGCATTCATCAAATTTTCACCGACTGTCGCAGCATTTGCAAGAATTGCTCCTGTTACGCCGTCTTGAGCCATTTTTCTCTGAGACAGAACGGTGGCGTCCGTTGCTTTTCGTTCAAGGTCTTTATTGATGGTTGAAAGATACTCGTGCGCTGCTTCAGCACCATCTGTGTTGTACAGATAATTGAACACCCCGCGCTGCTCGTCTGTCATCTGATTGTATTTGGTATCGTCCATCGCCTTGTTCATGCGGTTGCCCCAAAAGGCGATACCGCTCGCGCCAACCGGTGCCACGGCACTTCCAACGGACTCTGACAGTCCATTAACAGCACGATACACGCTGTCCTGATTGGACTTGTCGATCTGCTTTGACTTGTCAGCAAAATCTTTTTGATTAGGAATATCCGAATATTTGTCGACGATTTTTTGTCGCCGCTCGTACTCCTCCATCTCCTGTATCTTCTTATCATATTCATCCAGCGCAGCCATGTGCCGATTGGCTTCTTCCTGCATTTTTGCGGCGCGCTCGCTATCCGTCCGCTCCAATGCGATACCAATCAGCTTGTCTATGGTGTTGCGTGTTTGACCACCATACTGCCGTGCATAGGACCTACGCTCATCCTGCAAGCGTTCAAGATCACTCCGATCATCGGCCGCACGGATAATTTGGCGCCGCTGTGCAAGACTCTCCTCCGGCGTTTGCTGATGATATTCAGGCACTTCATTACGCCTGTAGCTATTGCGGGCCAATACATCAGCGATCTCCTCTTCCGGGTCGTCATACTCATATCTTTTCTTTTTCGGATCGTAAAATCTGGAATTTTTTCTTGTGTCCTCAGCAACGCGCTCAGCTGCGCCGGAATGCTGTACCACTTTGGCAAAATTTTTGCTTTTTCTAATATCCATAGTTTTTCCTCGCCATTCAAAACAGTTTTGTACCCAAACTAAAGTTCGGCTTCCCGGGATTGGGCGGTATGCTCACATTGCGTTTCTTCACATGCAGATTACCGTTTTTATCCTCTTTAATCTCAACCGCCTTGCTATCAATAAGGTAGTCGAATTTTGCCTCGCTGATTGGGCCATACCCCAAAGCGAGTATCTCACTTTTTGGTACGCCATGATATTCCGGCTTCACCTTCTTTTTCCCCTTACCGCCAGTGTCAAAGCCAGTACCGTAGCTACCGCGTCCACTGGATCTGGAAGAGCGAGAAGAGCGTGACGCCCTTGCGGCCTTTGCAGCCTTTGCGGCCTTGGCGGCTTCCTCCTGCTGCCGTTTCCACTGCAGTACATCCAGCTGGTAATCCTGATCAGCCTTCCACTTGGAGAGCGCTCTGTCCGCCTTGCTCTCACCCAAGTTGCCCTCGTATTTAGCCATATCGCTAAGGAAGGACAGGTTATCACTGTATGCCTGGCTATCTACCGCACCGGTCTTTTCCACCGCTGCGTCCCACAGAGAGCGTGCGTTTTGTAGAGCTTCCACCTTGTCCTGGTACTTTTGGTAATCAAACGCGCCGGCCTCGTTGGCTCGCTGCCCACCGGCGGCTTTATTCTCCATTTCCCCGGAGTGAATTTGGTTTGCCGCAGACAGTTTGGACAGCAAGTCCTCATTCTGACCGGCCAATCCGTTCATATAGCTCTGCTGGGCAGCAGGCACGGTGTAGTCCGTGTCATAGCCACCGGCCATATTCTCTCCTGCGTTAGTCTGCGTGTCCGCTGCTGCCAGCTTAGAAAGCGCCGCATAGTCTCTGGCATAATCGCCGAACACATCAGCGTTGCCGAAATTGGAAGACTGGGCACGGCGATTGAGAATATCATCCACCGCACCCTCTACCATCTTAGCGAATGTACCGTTACGGTAAGGGCCAATTGCGCTGAGTTTCTTGTCATAGTCGTTCCTGTTTTTCTGTGCATTCTTGGTTGCCGCAGACTGTTTCACCTTGCCAAGCGCTTTTCTGGCCTTAGAACTGTAACTCATCCAATCCCTCCTTACTTCTTGTTAAGAATTTTTCGCTGCAGTTTGTTATTCCGATCGGCAATAGCCCTTTCCTGTTTGCGTGCCTGCTGGCTCTCGTTCAGGTTGCCGTGATACTGCTGTTGACCGGAGGCAAAGCTGCGATCATCGTTCCATTTCGTGTAACCGTTGGAAAGGGAAGTATTGAACCGATTCGTGTTGTAATCCATCTTGTTATAGGCGTTGCCCACAGCGTCCTGATATCGCCCATACTGCTGCTGATTCACACTATCAAGAAGGTCATAGGCGTTCTGCTTGCCTTGCTGCTGTTGGTCATATTTCTGATACGCCAGGGACAGAAGCTGCGACTGTATATTAGACAGATTGTTCAGCTGTGCCTGGTTGGCAGCATTACCCGCCGTAGTCGCCGCAGAGGAGGCATAGCCACCTGTTGCTGACGCCATCTGGCCCATAGTGTCCAGCATATCATTACGGCCCTGCGCCTGGTACTGTGCCTTATAGGCCTGGTATGCAGCGTCATTGTCTGCGTCATAAGAAAACTTTGACTTTAGGATGCCACCCAACATATTTTGCAGCCGGGCGGTATAGTCCGTCAGGCCATTTGCCTTGGCATATCCGCCATAGCCGCCGTTTAACAGAGAATTGTAGCCTTTGACACTGGCGTCCATGTCCTTCTTTTCCTTGGACTTCATCAGTGCTTTATAGTCCTTGGAATTGGTCCATCCGCCGCTATACTTATTGACTGTTTTTGTCCAGCTGCTTAGGTTCTTTTGCGCAGCCGTCTGTTTGGGCTTGCTTTTCTTCGGTTTGCTCTTTGCCATTTATCTGATCCCCCATATATACGATATTGTTCGTGCTGTGATCGTCACGCTGCCGCTTTTCACATTGGCAGAATAGCAGTTGTCGATCGTTACCTTATTTCCTGCATAGTCGCCGTCCACGGACCACACGGTAAAGCTGTTTGTTGCGCTAATGTTCGTATGCGATCCGCGAACGGCAGTGCAGCTACGGTCTCCGTCCAGAATAGGGCACAGGGCGTGCATCCAGCTATTGCTAAAGCGGATAAGCAGAAAGCGGTAGTTGTCCACGCTGTCATTCAGAGTGATCGTATCGCCAGCCTTTGCGGTACTCCCGCTGAACAGTAGAGCGGATGACCGACCGTCCCGGATCATCTCGTCTACCTGCTCCGTTTTCAGGCCTTTTGTACTCTGCTGATCACTATCTCCGCCATTGGTTAATGACGCCAAAAAAGTCCGCGTCAGGTTCTGTTCATCCATGTTGTTCAGCGCATAGTTCAACTTATCTGCCATCTGGTTCAGGTACAGATACAGACGCTGTATCCGCTGACTATCCGTTACGCCGTCAGACGGCTTGCCAATGTTAAAAGTCATAAGTCACTCCCTAAAGTCATTGTGTTTGCAATACTGATCACCCGAACATCTCCGCAGCCTTCCAACCGCAGCGCATAGTGATCACAGGCTTGCGGAACGATATTCAATACTTCCGTCTTCGGTGTACCATTACCGGTCAACACACCCATTTGGATCCACTGCCCGCTGCTGTCGTACTGAATAAACGCTTTGAGCACAGCGCCCAGCGCAATCTTAGCCCGCAGGTTAATACGGCTGACGATCTTCTTATCCGGGTACGAAAAGTCTATGGCACCGGTCTCCGCGTACCATTCCACCTTGTCTTCCGTTTTGTACAGTTCCAGTCCGGACAAAGCGGTCTCGTTGTGTCGGCCAAGCTCATGGAAAATACAGTTCGGGTCCATTGCATAGACCGACCCGGTGTAATCCGTGATAAAGTGCAGATACCGCATTCCGTTCAGACGCACCCACAGGCCGGTATTCAGGTCATAGACAAAGGTCTCGTAGCCGCCGTCCGTCTCGTTCTTCATGGAAATATAATACTTGCCAAGGGAACTTCCGGCGTTGGCTTCTGTGTATCGTGTGTTACCCAGGGCAGCGGAAATGTTGGTCACCGTGCTGCCATCAAATACACACACGCCGTCCAGCGACTTATAGAATACTGCTCCATTCAGCACCGCCAATGAGCCGGAGCAGTCATTTTCAACGCCGCGATCTTCAATGGCAATGCGTTGGTATGCCGCCGGATAGCCGCCGTAAATGCCATAGATCTTATTCTGTTTGAAGAAGTACGGCATATCGTTTAAGGACACTGCGCCGGTAAACGGCTCGTCATCGCCCAGGGACAATGCGTAAGAGTCAGATGCTGTATTCTCGAAGCAATACCAGTTGGTCGGATCGCCCAGCTTGCTGGCGTAGATTTGGTTAATATGCTTACCTGCGGAATCTTTGCCGTACTTGCAGCCCCACACGCGGTTTTGTGCTACAGTGACAAAGTCAAATTCCGGAAGCACTTTTTCTATTCTGTTTGGACAGTGATATGTGGAATCAATAGCACGCCGAAGGCCCTTAACAATCAGCCGGCTGCCGTCATCGGCTACAGAATGTACATTCGCCCATTCGGTAACGAACACACTCTT